GGTACCTGCTACACAGGACAAGGCGCTAAGGCTAAAGCGCAACGACAAGGCAGAGCAATGCTACAGAAGATTTGCTTTTAGGTTTTTCCGCAGGGACTTTCTACATTCGATTAACCAACACTGGCAACGAAGATTGCACGGGGGTTTTCCGAGCAAGATGGGAAGAATTATAATGCCGTTAGAAGTTGGCAAACGCTATCGAATCAAAGGCCAGTTGGTTGACATTGTAGATTCCCGTGCGGCTGGCAAGAAGAAAGCCGCTATCACATCAGACGGCAACCGAATTAACTTCGGCCAAGCAGGCGAAGTGGTACAGCCGGGGACAGACTCAGGCGATAACTACTGCGCCCGTTCTTCAGGAATCAAGTCTGGCCGTGGGCTAAGTCCTAACGATCTAGCGCGAGCAGATTGGCACTGCAACGGCAAAACTAGCAGGGAAGAAGGGCCAAGCCCAGTAGGTGAAGACTGATGCCAGTTCAGCGCTGTCAGAAGAACAACAAGAAAGGTTGGAAGTTCGGGTCTAGCGGTACCTGCTACACAGGACAAGGCGCTAAGGCTAAAGCGCAACGACAAGGCAGAGCAATCCGAGCAAGCGGTTACAGAGGATAAAAGATGGCATACGGCACAGACTCAGGATTGAACAACTACGCATCAGCGCGTGGCATCACTTTATCTGGCACAGAGTCAGTTCTCTTAACGCTTGCCCACGACTACATTGAGTCGCTAGATTACATTGGCGAGAAGACTCAAGAAACTCAGACTGATCAGTGGCCGCGCAAAGACGCAATCGTTGACGGGGAAGAGATCGACAAAGATACAGTGCCACAAGATGTCATCGACGCAGAGTTTCAAACCGCTATTGCAATCGACCAAGGCAACAGCCCGTTTGCAACGATTACACCTAGCATCAAGTCAGAGACAGTAGATACGATTTCTATTGAGTTCCAAGATGGTGCAGGCAACCGCAGCTTTGACCCGATGATTAACCTTAAACTGCGTAAGTATCTACGCGGTGGCACAGTGGGGTCAGGTAACATCGGTGTAAGCCGTGGCTAAGTTCGACTACGCACGAACAAAAGAGACAGCCTACCGTCTAATCAATCGATTCGGTCAAGAGCTAGATTTCACACGAGAAGTTGGCGAAGCCTACGACCCAGTCGCAGGAACAGTCACTTCAACTAGCGAGAGTTACTCGGCAGATGCCGTTTGGCTTAACTACCGCAATGACGAGATTGACGATACGGTTGTTCTACAAGGCGATGCTCGCGTACTTGTCGCAGCAAGCGTTCTAGTAGATGACAGGGTTACATTCGAGGGTGAAGAGTGGAGAGTTGTAACAGCACGTCCTCTCAACCCAGCAGGCGTAGAACTTTACACAGAAGCGCAGGTTAGGAACTAAGATGTTTAGAGAAGTAACATCCGCACTAGACCAGCGAATCGCATCACTGCCTGACGCACCTCCAATCGCGTTCCAGAATGTTAACTTCACGCCACCAGAAGGTCTTTACCTTACTGTGATGAACATGCCCGCTGACGGTATCATGTACAACTTCAATCGGGCACAGAACACTCCGGGCGTGTATCGAATCAATGTGTACGCGCCAGCGAATAAAGGCCCAGCAGAAGCGGAAGATATGGCAGACAAGATCGCCGAACACTTCCGAGCAGTCAGTGAGCCTATTTCACAGCTCTTCATTGAAGAGATTAACTTCTCACCAGCCGTCTCAACAGACTCAGAGTATTTACTTCCAATCAGCATCAACTGGAGGTACTTCCATACTCATGGCTAACACTCAGTATTCCGCACAGAACTTTGCAAAGCAAATGAAAGAGATTGCGGATAAGATGGGAAAGCGTGTTGAAGATGTTGCAGAAGAAAGCACTAAAGAGCTTTTTAGGACAGTAATAGAAGAGACGCCAGTAGGCCGTCCAGAGACTTGGAAAACAAAGCCTCCACCTAACTATGTACCGGGTAAGGCAAAAGCTAACTGGATGCCCTCAGCGGGGGCTCCTGATACAACCGTAACAGAGTCGCGGGAGAGTTCCGTTAGCCGGTTGAGCCAGCTAAACGGCAATGTTGCAGGTAAGCTAGTTTACCTATCCAACAGCGTACCTTATATGTATCGACTAGAGAAAGAAGGGTGGTCTTATCAACAGCCATCACCCGGATGGATCGAGCGAGCAGTAAGGTCATTTGAAAGCACACTAACAAAAACAATTCGTAATTTATCAGGCTAGGAGATAAGAAATGGCATCAGGCGCATTTACTTCCGCAGGAACTACTATCGGTATCGTCTCAGGCGATCCGGCAAGCTACGACGCAACAGGCTTCGAGGCACTGACTTTTGACCTAATCGGTGAGGTCACTGACCTTGGTGAGTTTGGTCGTGAGTACAGCCTTGTAACGCACAACCCACTCGGCGACCGCCAGACGGTTAAGCGTAAGGGCAGCTACAACGACGGCTCAATCTCAATGACCGTTGCTCGTACCCCAGACGATGCAGGACAGACCACGCTTCAGGCAGCTCTTGACAGCGATGACAACTACAGCTTCAACGTCACCCTACAGGATGGCACCGAGTTGTACTTCTCAGCACAAGTTATGAGCTACACTGCAAACGTCGGCACTGTCGATCAGATCACTACAGCAAGTGTTACTATCGAGATCACAGACGAGATCATCGAAGTCGCACCTGCTTAATTTCCCACTAGCTAAATAAGACCGGGGGTCTTAACCTATGAAGCTATCAGAGTTTAACTCAGTCGAGGGTTCCAACGAAGGCGCAGTCCTTTACCTCAAGCACCCTGTTTCGGGTGTGGATACAGACGCTTGGATCAAGATGGCAGGGCCAGATTCCAAGTTAGCAAAACAACGTCGGGCGCAAGTCCAACGCCTTCTTCGCGGTAAGCGTAATGTCTCTGACATTGATATCGACACGCTTGAGAAGGAAGCAATGGAGACGCGAGTGGCTTTGACCCTTGACTGGGGTAACATTGAAGACGAAGGCAAACTAGCTTTTAACGAGAAGAATGTTCGTAAGGTCTACGCTGAATATCCTTGGGTTGCAGAGCAAGTCGATGAGTTTCAGGGCGACCGCTCCAATTTTTTTACGAGCAGCTCGGAGTAGCAGAAACTTTCGTTAGGTTTAGAGCATACCTAGCTACTCCACCCAAAGAACAGTCCAGACCCAGAGAAGACACATATTACGGCCCTGAGCCTGAGCCGGGGCCGCTTCTCTACATAATCCAGTGGTTATTTGAATCTGGCCCAATACTGCCATCAGCTATGGGCCTTCAATCACTAGACTGGAATAACATAAAGTCTTGGGCTGACCTTATGGGACTAGAGCTAGAACCTCAAGAAGTCTACGCACTTCGTCATTTATCCACCGCCTACTTAGATCAGATGCACAAGGCTAAAGAGAGCGACTGTCCTCCGCCTTGGGTAGACCCTGACCAACTAGACAGAGACAAAATCGCAGATAAAGTCAGCAGTCAATTCAAGGCTCTGACTAATAGAAGGAAAAAGCGAAGTGGCGGAAGTCGGCAGAATACAGATTGAGGTAGACGCAAGGCAAGTCGATAAGGCTGTTGATGCCCTAAACAAGATGGGCATCGCTGCAACTCGTACTGGCAAAAAAGTAGGCAAGTACGAGAACGAAACAAAGAAGGCTACCAAAGCTACAGATAAGATGGCTAAATCTTCGCGTAAACTAACGCGGATGTTCAGTCTTCTTGGTATCGGCTTAGGTGGCCTTACTTTTGGCGCTGTTGCTAGGCAAATAGGCACAGCCACTACTCAGCTAAATAACATCGAAGCTACTATGAGGGTTGCCGCAGGAAGCTCTCAAGCAGCAGGCGAACAGTTACAATTTATTAGAGAAGAGTCCGAGCGATTAGGGCTTTTCTTACCAGCAGTCGCCAAACAGATGGCGCAGTTCTCAGCGGCAGCTCGTGGCACAAGCATAACCAGTGAAGAGCTTAAAACTATCTTTACTGGTATCTCAGAAGCCTCACGGGCTATGGGTCTTACAGCTCCAGAGACAGAAGGCGCTATGAAAGCGCTCCAGCAGATGATGTCCAAGGGCAAAGTGTCTGCTGAGGAATTGAGGCAGCAGCTTGGCGAGCGTATGCCCGGTTCTATTCAAATCATGGCACGATCATTGGGTGTAGGCACTCAAGAGCTCTTTAAAATGATGGAGAACGGTGAGCTTCTTTCTGACGAAGTTCTACCTAAGTTTGGCCGAGAGCTGCAAAAAGTATTTGGCGGAGAGGCAGAGAACCAAGCCAATAAACTAGCAGCAGCCGTTGATAGGCTCAGGACTTCATTTTTTGATCTGATGGCTCAGGATAAAGGCTTGCCGGGCGCTGCCTCTGCTATAAACGATCTAGCAAAAGCTGTAGCATCTCCGGGATTCCAGAAAGGCTTTGATTCAGTCATACAGTTAATCTCAAACTTTATGGCTGTTATTGCTGAGAATCTTGACCATCTTGTAAAATTTATAGGGCTATTAGGCGCAGCGGGTATTGGGGCGGTAGCCGGAGCAGTCATAAAAATTATTGCCTCTTTGAATGCAGGGTTCACTTCTTTAGTAGGCAGGATGGTAGCCACAAACACTGCAACAGTCACTTTGATTGGCAGCATGACAACTCTATCTGCTGTAATATCAAGGCTGGCAGCGCCAATAGCTATATTCACTGGAGCTGTGGCCGTATTCGAGCTTCTTAGAGATCGAACAGAGAGTGCAGCAAACAGGACTAAAAAGTGGGCTGATGAGCTAGATAGGGTCAAGGACACTCTTAATGGAATAAGGGATGAGACGCCGCGATTTACTTTTGATGAAGCCTTGGATGCAGCTCAGAACTTTGAGCAACTCAGGGATCGTGCGGAAGAGCTCAGGGCTATTGTGTCTCAACAAGAAGAGCAAGGTCTTCTAAGGACTCAGACAAAAGAAGGAAGAGAGCTTAACAGGGTTCTTGCTGAACTCAGGGCAACAGAGGCCGCACGAAATGTCGTAATGGAGCAATCATTAAAAATGATGGTTGACATTTACGATCCTAGGCGTGGTCGAGCTAGGGCAGCGGCTCTGGAAGAAGAGGCAAGAAGGCAAGAAGAGTTACTAGCCACTCAAAAAGCAGCCATAGAAGTCCTTTCAAAGTATGATCCAGTCACAGCAGCAGCTTTAGAATACAGAGATTCTGTAGTTGAGCTTAAAGGTGCCTTTGAAGAACTTAACCTGACTACTGAACAAGAGGCGATGCTTCTCTCAAATGTCCGTGATCTGTATGTAGAAAACACTAATGCAGCACGAGACCTTGGAGAAGAAACACAGAGCCTTTCTCAGAAAGTATCTGACTTCCAAAACAAGTTCGGTGTCATCTCTGGGCTAGACCCTCAAGTAGCGGCAGCTTTTGAACTAAGAGAGCGTCTGGCTAAGATTAAAGACCTTCGCAAAGAAAACAACATTAGTCAAGAAAGGGCTATAGAGCTTGAAGCACAAGCTATGGAAGCCTACAGAGAAAGTTCTAAAGAAGTAGAAAACATCTCTAAGAACATCTCTGGCTTAGAAATTCCTATGAGCAAGGCAGAGAAAGACGCAAAGGCGATTGCCGACGCAATACAAGGCGATCTTTCTAACAGCATTACTGACGTAATCATGGATGTTGAGTCACTTTCTGACGCATTTGCTTCTCTTGCAAAACAGATTGCTCGGACTATTATCCAACAGCAGATTGCAGACCCTATCGCAAGTGGACTTAGTGGCGCTCTTCAGCAGGGACTAGGTAGCCTGTTCTCCACAGGAAACCCCGGAGCGACAGTAGCACAAGGCGGGTCAGCGGCTCCACCACCCTCAGTAAGAATGAACGCTAATGGCGGAAACGTCTATGGTAACACACCTAGCATTGTTGGCGAACGCGGCCCAGAGCTGTTTGTTCCGGGACAAGACGGACGTATCATCCCTAATCACGATATGGGTGGTGGTGGCGATGTCACTGTGAACATTATCAACCAAGGTGGCGAGCAGTTGCAAGCAGAGCAGCAGCAGTCACGCCGAGGAGCTAATGGTGAAATGACAGTAGACGTAATGGTCAAATCAAGTATCGAGCGCTTGGACGGACAAGGACAGCTAGATGGTGTCTTCCGTCGCCACGGCGCAGCAAGACAAGGGCAGTTCTAAATTATGGCAAGTTGGCCCTCTACACTACCTCAGCGTTTGCACCAGCAAAGTTTCAGCTATCAGGCTCCACAAGGTTCTATTCGTACAGATATGGAGTTCGGCAAGGCTTTCCAACGGCGTCGCTTCACAGCAGCAGTAGAGCCTTTTGCTGGACAGATGTACCTTGACAAGGCCCAGTATGGGACTCTACTAGACTTCTGGCGTAACACGCTTGCTATGGGCAGCCTAGAGTTTGATTGGGTGCATCCCATCACTGAAGAGCCAGCAGTTATTCGCTTCATTGCTAGTGAGCCTTTCAAAATCTCTGTGGCATCAGGCGAAGTATTCACAGTGAAACTTAACTTTGAGGTTATTCCGTAATGCCTCTAAGTCAAGGTGCATTACAAGCAGTTCTGTCATCAGCTACCGAGAAAGTTTTTCTTGAGTGCTTAACTATTTCTCACCCTGACATTAGCACTATCAGACTGGTCAATGATACTCAAGACTTGACAAGAGCAGCAGGAGCTTTCTTAAGATTTCCTTTTGAAGTCACTGCTTCTACTCAGGTGCAAGATAGGCCGCCTGCCATTGATATCCGTGCTGACGCTGTAGATCAGCGTATTGTGCAAGGTCTTCGTGAGTTAGCAGGCAAGCGCCAGCGAGCGCAGATTGTTTACGAAGTTGTCTTAGCAGACACACCAGACAGCATAGAGTTTGGCCCTGTTAAGTTTGAGTTTGATGCTATGTCAGCAGACTCAGCAACTCGTGTAAC